ATAGCCTTATCAGCTTCTATCTCGGCACCGGGCGCCCGCCGCAGTACCAGATGCCGATAGCTGAGCGACTGATACTGGCCGACAAGAAACGAACCGACCACATCACGCTACCGCGGCTGATACATGGTGTGTGCTACAGCGTACCGCCACAGCATATCGAGCGCGTCCTCGAACGATGGGACAGCAGCAAGGCAGCCGACTATGCGGTGGGTGATGCCCACGGCGGCCCGGTCATTTATCCGTGTTATTCACTCGTTGACCATGCTGATGGGGAGCCTGTAGAGAGGCCGATGGATGGCATGCCGCGGACTGAACGCAGGAGAGCATGGCGACTCGCTGGAAGGCCGGAGATAAATCAATGCCAGCATTGATACCGAGAGCATGTCGTAAGCGTGGATGTGCTGGCACAACAACAGACCGCTCCGGTTACTGTGAGAAGCACCGCAATGAAGGTTGGCAGCAGCACCAGCGCGGTCAGTCCAGGCATGAGCGTGGCTATGGCACAAGCTGGGACAAACTGAGGCCACTCATTCTGGCGCGCGATAAATACCTGTGTCAGAACTGTCAGCGCTCAGGACGTATTGCGCCGGCAAAAACAGTGGACCACATCACACCCAAGGCACATGGGGGGACCGATGAACCATCGAACCTCGAAAGCCTTTGCTGGCCTTGCCACAGAGCTAAGACCGCGCTCGAAAGAGTAAAATGATAGCGATTATCAGTTGTGAGTGACCGGGGGAGGGGCGGGTTGAGAGTTCAGCCCTCTCGGCCTTCAGGACCGCCGCCTTACCTCTTTCCAGATCGCCGCAGGTTAGAAAACTTTTTTTTGGGGTCCCCCAGCAGATGATTAATAGGAGTTTTCGATTATGTCTGGACCACCGAAAACCCCGACCCATCTACGTTTGGTAAGGGGTAACCCATCAAAGCGCCCAATTAACAAAGACGAACCAAAACCCGCTACTGGGGTACCCCCAACACCAAAGCATTTTGATAAGCAGGCAAAATACTGGTTCAAGCGGATGGCTGAAGAACTGGATGCTATTGGCGTTCTGACTCAGCTTGATACCCGAGCCCTTGAAATGCTGGTTGAGGTTTACACCGAATACCGGCATCACTGCGAAACGCTTGACCGTGAGGGTTACACCTACGCTGTTTATAGCGAAGAGGATCGGGATGAAGGCAAGGAGCGGGAAATCCGAATGATAAAGCCACATCCCGCCTCAATGATGAAAGCGGATGCATGGAAGCGGCTGCGCGCAATGCTTGCCGAGTTCGGTATGACGCCTGCCAGCAGGTCAAAGGTGAGCGTTAAAAATGCCGATGAGGTTGATCCTCTGGCTGAATTTATGAAAGCGAGAGATTAATGGCAAAGGTTGCAGAAGGTATACGGTACGCCGAACGAGTCGTGGCCGGGGAGATTATCGCCTGTGAGTTTGTCAGGCTGGCCTGCCAGCGTTTTCTGGATGATCTGAAAAGCGGCGAGGCCCGCGGCATATTCTTCAGTGAGCCCAGGGCGCAGCACATACTTAATTTCTATAAATTTATCCCACACGTCAAAGGGGCGCAGGCCGGGCAACCTATAGAACTGATGGACTGGCATATTTTCATCCTTATCAACATTTTTGGGTTTGTCATTCCGCTGGTGAATGAGGAAACAGGTGAGGTCGTGCTGCGCAACGATGGCAGCGGGCGACCGGTGATGGTTCGCCGTTTCCGTACGGCCTATAACGAAGTTGCGCGTAAAAACGCAAAATCCACACTCTCCTCCGGCGTTGGCCTCTATATGGCTGGGGCAGATGGTGAGGGCGGCGCAGAAGTTTACTCAGCGGCTACGACCCGAGACCAGGCAAGGATCGTGTTCGAAGATGCCAAGAATATGGTCAAAAAAGCAAAGGCTACGCTGGGCCGCTTGTTTGAATTTAACAAACTGGCGATCTATCAGGAGCAAAGCGCTTCTAAATTTGAGCCCCTTTCCAGTGATGCGAATAACCTGGACGGTCTGAATATTCACTGTGGCATAGTCGACGAGCTGCATGCTCACAAAACCCGTGACGTGTGGGATGTTCTTGAAACCGCCACCGGCGCTCGCCTTCAGTCACTTTTGTTCGGTATTACTACCGCAGGTTTTAACAAAGAAGGCATTTGCTACGAACTGCGCGACTACGCTATCAAAGTGCTGCGCGGCCTGGTGAAGGACGACACCTTTTTTGCCATTGTTTACACGCTTGATGAAAACGACGATCCGTTTGATGAAACGGTCTGGCAAAAGGCAAATCCTGGGCTCGGTATCTGCAAGCGCTGGGACGACCTGCGCCGACTGGCAAAAAAAGCCAAAGAGCAGGTTTCCGCGAGGGTTAATTTTTTCACCAAGCACATGAATATCTGGGTTACCGCTGAGTCTTCCTGGATGGACATGATGAAGTGGGAAAAGTGTGCCTTTATCGCCCCGGTCCATGAGTTGAAAACTTATCCGCTTTGGGTCGGTGTCGACCTGTCGAACAAAATTGATATTTGCGCAGCTGTTAAGATCTGGCGTTCGCCGGATGGTCATGTGCATGGCGACTTTAAATTCTGGCTGCCGGAAGGTCGACTTGAGAAATGCTCCCGGCAAATGGCCGAGCTTTACCGGAAGTGGGCCGAACTGGATAAGCTCACTCTCACCGACGGGGATGTTATCGATCATGCGCAGATTAAAGAGGAAATCCAGGCCTGGGTGTCAGGCGAGAGCCTGAAAGAAATTGGTTTCGATCCCTGGAGTGCAACGCAGTTCAGCCTTGCGCTTGCTGAGGAAGGGTTGCCGCTGGTGGAGGTCCCTCAGACCGTCAGAAACTTCTCTGAAGCAATGAAAGAGGTAGAGGCGCTGGTTTACGGTGGACGCTTCCACCACAGCAACCATCCGGTAATGAACTGGATGATGTCGAATGTAACGGTGAAGCCCGACCGCAATGACAACATATTCCCGAATAAATCGACACCCGAAGCGAAAATAGACGGTCCTGCGGCGCTGTTCACTGCAATGAGCCGCCAGCTCGTAAACGGTGGCAACGATCAGCAGGACCTCAGCGGATTCTTTGATAACCCCATCATGGTAGGTTTCTGATGAAAAATAAAAAGCATCCCGGCAAGGTGAAGTCAGCCTTGCTGAACTGGCTGGGTTTGCCCATCAGCCTTACCACTGGCACGTTCTGGCAGGAGTTTTACGGAACAAGCAGCAGCGGTAAGGTCGTCACCGCCGATAAAGCGATGCGACTCTCAGCCGTCTGGGCCTGCGTTCGCTTGCTCAGTGAATCAGTATCAACGTTGCCGCTTAAAGTGTATGAAAGACAGCCCGACGGGTCGAGAAAGCTGGCACAGAGTAATGCTGTGTATCAGGTGCTTTGCCGACGGCCCAATCCTGAAATGACACCATCCCGCTTTATGCTGATGGTTGTAGCCAGCATCTGCCTGCGCGGGAATGCATTTGTCGAGAAGTTGTTTATCGGTAGCCGGCTGGTTTCCCTGGTCCCGCTACTTCCACAGAATATGGTCGTAAAGCGGCTTGATAACGGACGTCTGCAATACACGTATACGGAGAGCGGTAAACCGAGAATTATTTCACCCGACCGTGTTATGCACATTCGCGGTTTCGGCCTGGATGGTGTCTGCGGCATGATGCCAACCATGGCGGGCGTAGACGTATTTGGCGCGGCCATGTCTGTAGATGAAGCCGCTGCCAAGATATTCGAAAACGGCCTTCAAAGTTCCGGTTTCCTTTCTGCCGATCAGGCACTTGATAAAGATCAGCGGGAGCGACTTCGCGGCTATATGCAGGCGTTTACCGGCTCCAAAAATGCCGGGAAGATTATGGTCCTTGAGGGTGGGCTGAAGTATCAGAACGTCACCATGAATCCGGAGGCTGCCCAGTTGCTGGAGTCCCGCTCGTTCAGCATCGAAGAGATTTGCCGCTGGTTCAGAGTTCCGCCTTTTATGGTCGGACACACGACAAAGCAAAGCAGCTGGGCTTCCAGCCTGGAAGGTATGAACCTACAGTTTCTCACTCACACGCTGCGGCCGCTGCTGATCAATATTGAGCAGGAAATTTCACGCTGTCTCCTAAACGGCGACGAAGATGTTTTTGCGGAATTTTCTGTTGAAGGTCTGCTGCGAGCAGATAGCGCAGGGCGGGCGGCTTACTATACCAGTGCGTTGCAGAATGGCTGGATGAGCCGCAACGATGTACGACGCCTTGAGAATTATCCACCGATCCCGGGTGGAGATATTTATACCGTCCAGCTCAATCTGACCGCGCTGGAAGACCTGAGAAGCAACAACGTTGCCGCCCAGGCGATGGCCCTGAAAAACCTGCATAGCGAAATTTTCCCGGAAATTCCTTTCGAACAGTCGCCTTTTAAACAGGCAGCTTAGGAGCTCTAACCCATGACAAAAAAACAACTCCCGGTTGCTCCGGCGGGTCGCCCCTGCGCGGGTGTTACCTGTGAGCCATTACCGTCGGCACTTGACCGCTGGGACGGGGGCATTAAGGCCGCGGCTTCAGACGATAACAGCATTTCAGTTTTTGACGTTATCGGGCAGGACTACTGGGGAGAAGGCGTGACGGCCAAGCGTATTGCCGGAGCTTTGCGCGCCATGAATGGCGCTGACGTTACGGTCAATATCAACTCGCCCGGCGGGGATATGTTCGAAGGCCTGGCTATCTATAACCTGCTGCGGGAATACGAAGGCAGCGTAACTGTAAAAGTGCTGGGCATCGCCGCCAGCGCTGCCTCAGTTATCGCCATGGCCGGAGACAACATTCAGATCGGACGTGGGGCATTTCTGATGATCCACAATTGCTGGGTTGTCTCGATGGGTAACCGGCATGATTTTGCGGCGCTGGCCGATTATCTGGAGCCGTTTGATAACGCAATGGCAGATATTTATGCCGCCCGGTCCGGGTTGGATGAAGGCGCCATTCACAAACTGATGGATGCAGAAAGCTACATTGGTGGCAGCGATGCTGTCGAAAAAGGTCTGGCTGACAGCCTGCTTGCCGCCGATGCCGTCTCTGATGGCGACGACTCACCGACCGCCGCGCTGCGAAAACTCGATGCGCTGCTGGCAAAGACGAACACCCCGCGCTCAGAGCGCAGAAAACTCATCAAAGCATTAACCGGGAGTATGCCGGGCGCTACTTCCGATCCCGAAGGCATGCCGAGCGCTGCCGTAGAACCAAACCCTGAAACTTTAGCTCAGCTGGATGCCGCACTTTACGGCCTGGCTAACGCATGCCAATAACGGAGTAATTATGTCTGAAGTAAATGAAATCCTGAAAAAAGTAACCGCATCCATTGAAGAAGCAACAGGTAAATTCAACGCTAAAGCGGAGGATGCGCTTAAAGAAGCCCAAAAATCTGGTCAGTTGTCTACCGATACGAAAGCTGCGGTGGACAAGATGGCCTCAGAGCTCAATGCGATGCGTGAAGCGGAGAAAACGCTTAAAGCTTCCCTGGGCGAACTTGAGCAGCATGTGGCGCAAATGCCACTGGCTAACGCGGCAAAAGTTGCTGAAACGGTCGGGCATGTTGTCATCAGCAATGAAGCGCTCAAGGCTTTTGCAGCGAGTGTGGAAGGTGGCAAACGTGTGAGCGTGCCGGTTAACGCGGCTCTGCTTTCAACGGATGTCGCTGATGGGGTTGTTGAGCCCCAGCGCCTGCCGGGCATCGACACCGCGCCAAAGCAACGCCTCTTCATCCGCGACCTGATCGCCCCCGGCCGCACTTCATCCCCGGCTATCTTCTGGGTGCAGCAGACCGGCTTCACCAATGCTGCAAAAGTGGTTGCAGAGGGTACAGCCAAGCCGTACAGCGATATCGAGTTCGCAACCAAAATTACGCCGGTGACCACCATCGCGCACATGTTCAAAGCATCCAAGCAGATTCTGGACGACTTTGCGCAGCTTCAGTCCACGGTTGACGCAGAAATGCGTTACGGGCTGAAGTATGTGGAAGAGCAGGAAATTCTGTTTGGCGATGGTACCGGCGTTCATTTGCATGGCATTGTGCCGCAGGCATCTGCGTTCGACCCGGCATTTAGCGTTGAAAGCCAGAACGGTATTGATGATCTGCGTCTTGCTATGTTGCAGGCTCAGCTTGCGCGCTTCCCGGCATCCGGCCATGTCCTGCACTTCATCGACTGGGCGAAGATCGAACTCACAAAAGACAGCCTGGGGCGTTACATTCTGGCTAACCCGGCAGCCCTGACCGGCCCGACGCTGTGGGGGTTGCCGGTCGTGGCCACCGAAGCCGCTGCCTTCCAGGGCAAATTCCTTACCGGGGCATTCAACGCCGCCGCGCAGCTGTTCGATCGCGAAGATGCCAACGTTGTTATCTCCACAGAAAACGCCGACGACTTCGAGAAAAACATGATCTCTATTCGTTGTGAAGAACGACTGGCGCTGGCAGTGAAGCGCCCGGAAGCGTTCATTTACGGTGCGTTCTCTGCTGGCGCCACTTCCTGATAACAGGGCGGCCTTCGGGCCGCCTTCTCCGGAGATCAATATGAAACTGACCGTACTTAAACCTATTTATTTTGGTGGCAAGGTAGTGACTGAAGGTCATTCTCTGGAAACGCTCGAGCAGCATGGCCGGGAATTAATCCTGAAAGGCTATGCGGCCCTGGAGGAAGCAGAACATCCTGCTGAGCAGCCTGAGCAGCCTGAGCAGCCTGAGCAGCCTGAGCAGCCTGAGCAGCCAGCGGAAGAGGGCACGTCTAAAAAAGGGAAAAAATGATGCTCGATATCGATACGGTCAAACAACACTGTCGGATCGAGGCAGATTTCACCGATGACGATAATCTGCTGGGTATCTACACCGGCGCGGCGATGCGCTATGTGGAGACCTGGACCCGGCGAACGCTTTTCGACAATGAAAACAGCTCCGGATACGCCGATGCGGAAGACCCTATTTTGTTGGGCGATGATGTAAAGGCGGCAATGCTTTTGCTGATTGGCAACTGGTATGAAAATCGTGAATCCGTTGTGATTGGTGATACCGCGGCTGCTGTTCCTTTTGCTGTTGAGGCGCTGTTGCAACCTTACCGGATTTACGGCCTATGAGTTCTTTACGGGCTGGCGAGCTGAATAAACGCATCGATTTACATGTGATGGAAGTGCAGCGGGGGCCGCTGGGCGAGCCTTTAGCTGACCTGCCAGTCAAAATTGCTACCGTGTGGGCGAAAGCCAAGGCCGTTTCTAACCGGAAAATTCGCACCATAGATCAGCAGCAGGTCGTCGAAACCTGGCTGTTTACGATCCGGGCCCGCAAAGATGTGCAGGTTGACTGGAAAATTTCCTGGGGCGAAGACGTCTATACCGTGCGTGCCGCCGATCGGAGCAAACCCGATCGTACTGTCATTACAGCCGAGAGGGATAACCGTCATGATAGAGCAGGCAATTAAATCCTCGCTTGAGCGCATAACTGGAATGGATGTTTACCCCCTGTTACTGCCGGATACCGCGCAAAGCGGTGTGACTTTCCAGCGTATATCCGATCCTGAAATTGAAACGGGCATGGTACGCACTGGGCTCATCGCGGGTCGCTTTCAGATTTCCATGTACACGGTTGACGATTACACCAGCCTGGTCCTGCTGGATAAAGCGATCTGGGCAGAATGGAAAGACATTGTTCATGGCACCCTCGAGGGTTACCCGGTCCAGTACGTGCAGCGAGGGAATATCCTGCAGGATAAAACCACGCTAACCAGCAATCGGGTCCAGTACCGCATCGCCCGTGATTTCATCCTGTATTTTTTTGAGGACTCATCATGATCAGAATGGAGGTAAAGGGCCTGCAGGAGCTTGAAAGAGAGCTGCTGGCGCTGGGTGAAAAGGCGGGAACTCAGGTATTACGTGACGCCGGGCGTGCAGCGCTTGAGCCCGTACTGGAGGATATGAAAGAGCACTCAGGCTATGACGAATCGGTGACTGGAGAGCACATGCGCGACTCCATTAAAATTCGATCTTCCTCTTCAAGAGCCAAAGGCAATGCCGTCGTTTATCTTCGCGTTGGCCCGAGCAAAAAACACTTCATCAAGACGTTGGCGCAGGAAATGGGTACGGTTAAGCAGGTTGCCGCCCCCTTCATTCGCCCGGCGCTCGATTACCAGAAAGCAAAAGTGCTTCGCATTCTCGCGGTGGAAATCCGCGATCGCATAGAAAACAAACGGTAGCGCTCGCTGCCACCTTCAAAGAGAGAAAATATTATGGTCGATAAGACTTCGCCAGAGTACGCGATGCTGCCAGCTGGCACTGTCGTGATGTGGGGTGCTGCGGGCAGCGACGTGGCAACAATGAAACCGCTGATTAACTGTAAAGCACTGGGGGCAACGGGTCAGACGGGCAGCTTTGTCGACTGCACCACGCTCATCGATACCAGCAAGAAGTTTATTTCTGACCTGCCGGAAGGCCCGGAAAAATCACTTGGCTTTATCGACGATCCCGCCAATCAGGATTTTGCAGACTTCCTGAACGCCGCAGAGAATCGTCAAACAGTGCAGTTCTACGTTGAGCTGCCGAATGGGCGCACGGCTAATATGATCCTCGCCTTGTCTGGCTGGCAGATGAATGAAATAACCGCGCCGGCCAGCGAAGTCATTCAGATCACCGTACAGGGCAAACAGAACGACATCGTATGGGGCACTGCGGCGACAAGCTGATTTTGCATCCTGTTTTACAGGCCGCCACATGGCGGCTTTTTACTTTCTGACTTTCAGGAAAAATTATGTCTACCTTCGATATTTCTGCTTTCAAATCTGCGTTGCTGAAGCCTAAAAACACCGTTGTCACCGCCGAGATTTTTGGCACGACTGTGTACCTTCGGCGCATGACGGCGGGCGAGCTCATCGATCATGAAGAGTTGTTGCGCGACAGTCAGATTGCCGAAGATGCCCGCAAGGCATCAGAACTCAGCGTGCAGCTGATTGTCGATTGCCTGGTACAGCCCGATGGCGGCGCAATCCCGGTTGAAAATAAACCAACCGCAGCGGAACTGCTGCAGGTGCATGACAACGTGGCTCTGCTTGATGCTATTTCAACAGTGAAAAAGCATGCCCTGGGCAAGCTCGAGGATGCAGAAAAAAACTAAGTAGCTCGCCCTGGCTTGAGCTGATTTTCTGGCTGGCTGACCGCTGGGGCGAGCCTGACCCCGCAACGATTGCCGCGCTGCCGGTAGAAACTCTCTACCACTGGCGCGCATATTTCCTGCGCACGGGTGCTATTAGCCGTCCTGACGAAAAATCTGCGCCAACTCCTGAAACCCCGCCGCCCGCTGCTGTAAAAAACAGTGTTAACGACCAGTGCGCGGCAGTAATGAGAGCATTAATGTAATGGCTGACGTTGCTTCCCTTGCCGTCGGGCTGCATCTCAACGCAGCCAACTTTAAATCTCAGCTTATGGGTGCCTACGGCGACGCTGAGAATTCTTCGAAACGCTTTAACCGTAACGCCCAGGAGGATGCGAGGAAGACCGATGAGGCGTATTCCCGAATGGGCAAAACCATTGCGGGTGTCGCCGGTCGCCTGGTAGGGTTCGCCGGGGCCGGGCTGTCGCTGGGCGCCATCATTACAACAACGCGAGAATACGGGCAGGCACTATCCGATCTGTCGGCTATCACCGGCGCGACAGGCGCGCAGCTAAAGACACTCGATGAAGCGGCACAGGAAATGGGGCGCAGTACGGAGTATAGCGCCACTCAGGCTGTTGAAGCCCTTAAGCTGATGGCGTCGGCAAAGCCCGAATTACTCCAGACGGCTGATGGGCTCACCGCCGCTACGAAAAGTGCCCTTACGCTCGCTCAGGCTGCAGGTTCAACGCTGCCGGATGCGACCCGCACGCTGGCACTTTCCCTGAACCAGTTCGGCGCGGGCGCGCAGGAGGCCGATCGTTATATCAACGTGCTCGCCGCCGGTGCAAAGTTTGGTGCGTCTGAAATTGCCGACACGGCTGCAGCTATTAAGAATGGTGGTGTTGCAGCCGCGCAGGCGGGCGTAGGGTTTGAAACACTGAACGCAGCTATTCAGGTTCTGGCCGAGCGAGAAATTAAAGGAGGTGAGGCGGGTACCGCGCTGCGTAATGTGATCCTTTCTCTGGAAAAGGGAACGGATAAAACCCTTAAGCCCTCGGTCGTTGGGCTGAGTGGTGCCCTGGAGAATCTGTCAAAGAAAAATCTGTCTACCGCCCAGGCTGTCAAAATGTTTGGTGTGGAGAACATCAACGCGGCTTCCGTGCTGGTGGATAATCGCAGCAAACTTGATGCACTCACTCAGTCTCTTACTGGCACCCAGACTGCGCACGAACAGGCCGCTATTCGCGTTAATAACCTGAATGGCGACGTTATGGGGTTAACCAGCGCCTTTGAAGGGCTCATTATCAAAGTTGGGCAAAGCAGTACCGGCCCTATGCGCTCGGGTATTCAGTCCATCACCGACGGCATTAATTTGCTTACGGATAATTTCAACGCCGTTGCCAGTGTCGCGCTTTATACGCTTATCCCGGTTCTTTCGACAAAACTGACCGCTGGCCTGCGCGAGAATGTGAGTGCGTGGCAACAAAATCAGGCTGCAGTCAAAGCAGCCGCCACAGCACAGGCGGACGGCGCCCGTAAAACGCTTGAGGCCACTGCGGCCACGCTGAAGCGGAACGATGCTGAGTTTGGCTACTATCGTCAGATGCAGCAGACAGCCAAACAGCATGGCCTTAACGTCAGCTATCAGGGTGAATTTAATCGCCTGATCCGTGAAGAAACCGAACAGACCAACCTGGCAACCCGTGCAAAACTGCAGCTGGCTGCAGCTAACCGTCAGGTCTCTGTTGCTGCACGCGCTGCATCTGTAGCTGTTGGACTTGCGCGAGGGGCGCTGGCATTGGTAGGGGGGCCATTCGGTGCGGCAATGCTTGCCGGTTCTGCGCTGCTGTATTTCCATCAGCAGGCTAAAGATGCCAGGCAGTCGGCCATAAATCTTAAAGATGCGGTGATCGAAACCACCGCCGCGCTGATGCAACTTTCTGACAAGCAGCTCGCAGTGAAGCAAATCGACCTGCAGGACCAGTATCAGAATCAGGTTACTCAACGTAACCAACTGATGAAGGAAATACAGGACTCGAACAGCAGGCTGGATAGTTTAGGGGGATTCGATCCATTCGGGCAGAAAAAAGGCGTCGAAGACAGCAGAAAGCGCGCTGAAGCCGATCTGGAGTCTGTCAATAAAGGGCTGGAGACGACCCGGGCAAATCTGGATAACGTCAGTAAATCCCGGTTCCTTGTACAGACAGGCATCGCTAAGCAGGCCAGCACCTTAGCCAGCGACATCAAAACCATAACGCAGCAGACGGCGAAAGCAGGTGAAGGTGTCACCACGCCCTGGACTGGCGAAGACACGACAACCTCAAAAGCTGCTAAAAAAACGGTCAATCAGTACGAGCAGCTTCGCCGGGAAATTGAAGAGGCCCACGCCTCAAGTCTGGGCAGGATCAATCTGCAGGAGCAGAAGAGCCAGAAAAAACTGATAGAGGCGGCCCGTGCCACCGGCGCGAGCGATAAAGATTTGCAGAGGTCACTGCTGCTGAACGCTGAGAATTATCAAAAGCAGCGGCTGGAGCTTGCAGAACAGTATTCTCCGGTCAGAGCAGCAATCAGCAAGGAAAAGGAGGCCAGCCAGGATCTGAAATCCCTGCTTGATGCTCGCCTGCTGACGGAAAAGGAATATATGGCGGCGCGTGTCACGCTGTCTCAGAACACTTCCCGCCAAATTTTACAGGCGCAGGCCGATGCAGTATCTGCTCCACGGCTGGATATGGCTGGAGATGTTGATCCGCTCGCCCAGCAGCGCAACCAGCTGATTCAACAGCAGAGCCTGATAGAGGCTTATTACCAGAATGGTGTGGTCAGTAAGCAACAGTACGAGATGTTAATGCAGAAAAGTAGCAAAGACTCTGCAGATACACAGTACCAGACCGCGCTGGAGCTGTATAAATCACAAAGTGACTTCAATAGCCTTGCTATAGGTATGGTTGAAGCCACCCGGGAGCGAACGACTAACATCCTGACCGGATTACTCACCCGAACTCAGACCTTCAAAGAGGGGATGATCAATCTTTTTTCCTCGCTGACACAGTCCCTGATTCAGAACCTTGTCGATATGGCTGCTCAGGCATTACTGACCAGCACCATCCTTAATTCGATTATGGGGAGCTTCGGCGGAGGAGCCTCGGCGGGTGCCGGTACATTTGGTAGTGCGGTATACGACGGCCTGACGCTTAATGCGAAAGGCGGCGTGTACTCGTCACCAGACCTCAGTGCATACAGCGGCAACGTAGTTGATAGCCCAACCTTTTTTGCATTCGCCAAAGGTGCTGGTGTAATGGGTGAAGCTGGGCCAGAGGCGATTATGCCCCTGACCCGGGCGGCAGACGGTTCGCTGGGCGTACGCTCTGTTAATGAGGGAGGCACAAGTTCTTACGCGGCGCCACAGGTGTACATCAACATCGACAGCAACGGCGATACATCCACGCAAGCCTCTGGAGGCTGGGAGCAGTTTGGTAAAGAGATCGGGAACTATGTCGATCAACGATATCGGCAGCTTATTCAGGCCGATATTCGACCTGGTGGCACTATCTGGAATGCAACAAAAGGCGGGCGTTAATGGCTATCGAAACTTTTACATGGAGCCCCAGGGTTAACCCGACGCAGAGCGTTAGCTTTCGGACGAGAAAGGCAAAATTCGGCGATGGCTACGAACAGGTATCAGGCGATGGTATCAACCCTCGGAGCCAGCAATGGGATCTGAACTTTGTGGGCACGGAGGACTATATCGCAGCGATAAAGAATTTCCTCGACCGACAGGGGGGCACGAAGGCTTTTCAGTGGAAACCGCCACTTGAGCCGCTGGGTCTGTACCGCTGTGATGAATATAAACCGACTGCAATGGGAGGGGAGAATTACTCCCTGACAGCAACGTTTGAGCAGGCATTCAAATCATGACTATCAACAGTGATTATCAGAAACTTGAACCGGGTAATGCCGTCCGGGTATTTGAAATAGACGGCAGCGCCTTCGGTATGAGCGATATTCTCCGCTTCCATTCTCACAATATCCCCTATTCAGAGGCGGAAATCCTGGTCGCCGGCGGCGATGAGTCAAAGTTACCGGCAAAATCAATCTGGTGGCAGGGCGCAGAATACAAAGCGTGGCCGTGCCAGATCGAGGGGATGGAATCATCAACCAGCGGCAGTGGCGCGCAGCCAAAATTATCCGTCGCTAACCTGGATAGCTCTATTACTGCGCTTTGTCTTCACTATGATGATCTGCTGCAGGCAAAAGTCACTATCCATGACACGCTGGCGCAATATCTTGATGCTCGTAATTTTAATGACGGACATCCGTCTGCCGACCCGACGCAGGAAAAGCTGCAGGTGTACTACATCGACAGTAAAAGTGCGGAAACAAATCAGGATGTCGAATTTACGCTGAGCAACCCGATGGATTTACAGGGGCTAATGATACCGACACGCCAGCTTCACTCTATGTGCACCTGGTGCATCCGTGGAAAATACCGCACCGGCGACGGCTGTGACTACGCAGGGACTCGCTATTTCGACGATAAAAACAATCCGGTAGACGATCCGTCACTCGATAAGTGCAGCGGCACGATGCGGGGCTGCAAACTCCGCTTCGGTGAAAATGAAGAGCTGCCGTTCGGCGGGTTCCCGGGCACGTCCCTTCTAAGGAGTTAAGCATGCAGAAGAAAACCCTTGAGGCGATCATGGCACATGCGGCCGCCGAGTATCCGCTCGAGTGCTGCGGCGTGGTGGCGCAAAAAAGCCGGGTAGAGCGTTATTATCACTGCCGCAATCTGGCGACCGAACCGACAGAGCATTTTCACATCAGCCCGGAAGATTACGCACAAGCTGAAGATTGGGGAACGGTGACGGCCATTGTGCACAGCCACCCGGACGCCACAACTCAGCCGAGCGAGCTGGACAAAGCGCAGTGTGATGCAACGCTGCTGCCATGGCATATCGTCAGCTGGCCTGAGGGGGATTTACGCACCATCCAGCCCCGCGGCGAACTACCATTGCTGGAACGCCCGTTTGTGCTCGGGCACTTCGACTGCTGGGGACTGGTGATGAGCTACTTCCGGCAGGAACACGGTATCGAGCTGCAGGATTATCGCGTCGATTACCCGTGGTGGGAAGATCAGTACGAGGACAATTTTTATCAGGATTGCTGGTATGAGTGCGGATTCCGCGAGTTAACCGGCGCGCCGCAGCCCGGCGACATGGTGATCATGCAGGTGCAGGCAAATAAGTGGAACCATGCGGGAATACTTCTTGAGGGGAACATGCTGCTGCACCATCTGTATGGCCATCTCAGCCAGCGCGTGCCTTATGGCGGCTACTGGCAGGAAAGGACAATGAAGATTCTTCGCCATAAGAATATATGCTAACCTTTTGAACAAAATCAAAGGAGCATAATTATGAAAACTTTATTGAGTATTTTATTGATTTCCACCTCGTTAAATTCAATAGCAGGAACTGTGAGTGACTATCTCGAAAGAAAGCCTGAATTGAAATCGAATTCTGTAACAAATACTTATGTTAGTCATTACGCTTTTATGATCGCCATGATGGACGCTCAACAGAAGTATAATAAATCTGATAATGATTTCATTGCTGAGCTTCTTTCCGCAAATGGTGATACTTACGCAAAGATTGCTGTGAAAAAATTGGCGAATGATTGTGTCACTGAAAGAAATATTGGCCAGTCAGGGGAGTTGAATAATAAAGAATGCAATATAGTTATCAAGGCTAGCAAACATGAGTAATTAATAGTTAATAAGTGAGAGGCCTCATGACTGAAGTGATGACACAAATTGAACTTGGCGGAATACTTGGGAAAACTTTTGGAAAAAGGCATGTGCGTTTGGTTAAAACATCTGCGGAGGCAATAAGAGCACTCTGTTGCACTATTAATGGATTCGAAAAATTCCTGAATACCAGTAAAAACCGAGGTATTACGTATGCAGTTTTTCGTGGTAAGAAAAACATAGGAGAAGATGATTTAGGCTTTCCAGTTACTGCAGATGTAATACGTATTGTACCAGTAGTCATTGGGAGTAAAAAGGCTGGAGCACTTCAAACCATTTTGGGCGCAGTACTTGTTGTCGTTGGTGTGTTAGTAGGAACACTCACCAGTTGGACGGTAGCAGGTGTTGGCGTCGGTTCTGCCATCACTAGCTTAGGAGCATCAATGATGCTCGGCGGCGTGGTGCAGATGCTTTCCCCGCAGGCGGGCGGCCTTGCCAGCAAACAGAGTGCAGACAACCAGGCATCCTATGCCTTTGGGGGCGTGACCAATACCGCCGCTCAGGGATACCCCGTACCGCTTCTTTATGGGCAGCGCACAATCGGCGGCGCCATTATTTCGGCGGGGATCTATGTCGAAGATCAGCAGTAAATCTCACTACTTCGATTAACCGCCTCCGGGCGGTTTTTTTATGGGCGTAATATGACAAAGAACATTATCAAAGGCCGAAAAGGCGGTGGTTCATCTTCCCGTACACCCACTGAGCAGCCAGACGATTTGCAGTCCATTGCAAAAGCTAAACTGCTTATCGCGTTGGGGGAAGGGGAGTTTGCTGGTGGTCTTGACGGTCAGAGCATCTTCCTGGACGGAACGCCGCTGGAGAACGCCGACGGCTCAGCGAACTTTAGCGGCGTGGCGTGGGAGTTCAGATCCGGCACTCAGGCACAGCAATATATTCAGGGCATGCCCGGTACCGAGAACGAAATCAGCGTTGGCACTGAGGTATCCAGCGCCACGTCATGGACACACACGTTTACCAATACCCAGCTTTCTGCCGTTCGCCTGCGTCTGAAATGGCCGTCACTGTTCAACCAGGAAGACGACGGTGATCTGGTCGGTTACTCCATTAAATATGCCATTGATTTGCAGACCGACGGCGGGACCTGGACCACAGTCATCGATACCGCGGTAACCGGCAAAACAACGTCGGGTTATGAACGCAGCCACCGTATTGATTTACCGCAGGCTGGCAGCACCTGGACCATTCGTCTGCGCAAAATCACCGCCGATGCGAACAGCGCGAAAATTGGCGATGTTATGACTCTGCAAAGTTACACCGAAGTTATCGACGCAAAGCTGCGCTATCCGAACACCGCGTTACTCTTCATAGAATTCGATTCAAGCCAGTTTAACGGAAGCATCCCGCCAATTTCATGCAAACCGAGGGGGCGCGTTATCAGGGTCCCTGATAACTACGATCCGATTAACCGGATCTACAGCGGCACATGGACAGGCGCGTTTAAGTGGGCATGGACAGATAACCCTTCCTGGATATTTTACGATCTGGTGGTCACCGACCGCTTTGGCCTCGGCAATCGCCTGACCGCGGCGAACATAGATAAATGGATGCTGTACCAAATTGCGCAGTATTGCGATCAGCCTGTACCGGACGGAAAAGGCGGCAACGGTACAGAACCGCGTTACATCTGCAATGTGTACGTTCAGGATCGCAACGATGCATACACCGTGCTGCGGGATTTTGTTGCTATCTTTAGGGGTATGACGACATGGGGCAGTAACCAGATTGTCACCCTCGCGGATATGCCCCGCGATATTGATTACAGTTACACCCGCGCCAACGTTATTGATGGACAATTTACTTATTCGAGCAGCACAACAAAAACGCGTTATACCACGGCGCTAGTGTCCTGGTCCGATCCGGATAATGCCTATGCTGACGCGATGGAGGCAGTTTTTGAGCAGGATCTGGTTGCGCGCTATGGTTTCAACCAGCTCGAACTGACGGCAATCGGCTGTACCAGGCAGAGCGAAGCAAACCGAAAGGGCCGCTGGGGCATTCTGACCAACAACAAAGACCGCATGGTCACGTTCTCCGTTGGGCTCGACGGCATGATCCCGCAGCCGGGCTACGTTATCGCTGTCGCCGATGAAATGCTTTCCGGAAAAGTGACCGGCGGCCGCATAAGCTCGGTGAACGGCAGGGTTATCACGCTCGATCGTCAACCCGATGCGGTAGCCGGTGACCGCCTTATTCTCAACCTGCCATCCGGTGCCGCGCAGAGTAGAACGATTCAGGCAGTTAACGACAATGTCGTGACGGTGACAGTGGCCTACAGCGAAACGCCGCAGGCAGAAAGCGTCTGGGTCGTTGAATCTGATGAGCTCTATGCGCAGCAGTATCGCGTGCTTAGCGTGGCGGATAATAACGACGGCACGTTCACTATCTCCGGTGCTTATTACGACCCGGACAAATATGCCCGTATCGACACCGGCGCGCTGATTGACGATCGCCCGGTCAGTGTTATTCCGCCGGGCAGCCAGGTTCCGCCGGACAATATCGTTATCAGCTCGTTCTCTGTCGTGCAGCAGAACATCAGCACGGAAACGATGCGGTGCAGCTGGGACCAGGCGGCCAACGCTATCTCTTACGAGGCACAATGGCGCAGGAA